ACGAGTACGTGTATGGAAACAAGGCCGACAAGGTCGCGTTTTTCCCCAACGAAACCAACACGCAGTATTCCAGTTATGCCGGATATGACGCCAACTTGGACAATCGCGCCAAGTTTTTGGACCGCGAGTCCAAGGGTCTTATTCAGCCACAGCAGCCACAGCAGCCACAGCAGCCACAACAGCCCCAACAACCCCAACAATAGTCATCACAATGTTCATGACAATGTCCATGACAATGTCCACAACAATTTACATCAAAAATCAATCAATGGTTACATCATTGATTGACTAGCTTGTCTCATTTGGTTCTGATTCATTGAATTTTATCAATGTTTGCTTCGCCCATTGCGACGGTTCTTTCCCACCTTGCGACTCTTTCCCACCTTGCGACTCTTTCCCACCTTGCGACTCTTACGTTGTTTGATGGTGTTTTTTCGTTTCTTACCGCCATTAAACCTGTCATAAAATGAATAATCCCAAGCATTGGGGTCATTATGCATGCTATGCTTGCCCCATGGTCCTGAGGCATCATAGATGTTGTGCTCGGGCACCTCATGCATCATACGCATCATACGCATCTCATTAAAACGTGCATAATCACGCGCCAATGTTGTTGGGTCATACTTCATCTTATGCTTGCCCCATGGTCCTGAGGCATCATAGATGTTGTGCGACTGTAAGGGCTGCTCACTCATCATACGCATCGCATCAATCTCATCCTTGGTTGTACTTCCTCTCGGCATTTCTAAATGGTATACTGCTTATACTGTTATATTAGGTGTAAAGAAATAAAAAAAATATTTTACTAATATTTTACTATATGTTTTACTATATGTTTTACTATATGTTCATGATTACAAATTTACAAATACAGATTTATGTTGGGTCCATCTGAATTGTTCTTTTTGATAAGCTTGTCCACGACATCACACGTAACCGTATAGGGAAACGACACGTCAAACGATTTGTCCTTATCCTCAAATAACTGTGTTCCAGGTCGCATGAGACGATGCAGGTTGAGCTTCGTGTAAACGGTTTCCAAACCGCGCTTCAAGTTGCGGACGCCGGCTTCCTTGTGCGTGTGGTGCTCCACAATGTGTTCCACCACCTTGTCGGGAATAACAATGTCGCCTTCGGCGAAAGCGACCTCGCTGCAAATGCGCGGAATCAAGTGATGTTGCGCAATGAACGTCTTGTCCTTTGTTCCGTACCCGGTGGTACGAATCTTGTACATGCGATCCAGCAGCACGGGATTGACACGGCTCTCGTCGTTGTAGCTGAAGATGAACAGGCACTTGCTCAAGTCAAACGCCACCTCCGAAAAGTACTTGTCGTGAAACTGCGAATTCTGCGACGTGTCGGTCAAGTGCGTCAGGATGCCGACGATTTCCTCGCCCTTGGACGTCTCACTGATCTTGTCCAGCTCGTCAAAGTAAATCACCGGGTTGCTGGATTTGCAGCGGATGAGAATGTCCACGATTTTGCCCCACATGCTGCCCTCGTACGTGTAGGAGTGCCCTTCTAGGAAGCTGCTGTCGGTGGCTCCGCCCAGCGCAATGAAGGCAAAGTCGCGCCCCAGAATCTTGCTGATGCCATCCTTGACTAGCGACGTCTTCCCCGTTCCGGGAGGGCCGTGAATGGCAACCGCGGTGCCGATGGCGGCGGGGTTTGCGATCCATTGCCCCACCATTTGCATGATCTGCATTTTGGCATCGTTTAAGCCATACACTGCGGAATCCAAGTGGGTTTTGGCGGCGGTCATGAATTCGTGGCATTTATCCACGCCGTCTGCAATGGTGATCGGTAGATTTTTGTTCCGGTTGAAGGGGATCTGCATGAAGGCGTCCACCCAGTTCTTGAGCTTGCAGTACTCGCCGCAACCCGGTTCCATGTACTGCAACATGCCGATTTTCCGAATCGCAACCGCCTTCATGTCGCGCGGAATGTCCGACTCCAGAAGCGTGAGCTTGTACGGTTTTGCGATTTCTGTCACCTGGGCCACTGCATTCATCTCCGCAATCATGGCGCGCTGTTCGGACAACGTGAGTCGGGTCTTGAAGTACTCCAAATCGTTGGTGGAGCTTTTTCTGCGCAGCAGTTTGCGGAACCTCTTGGAGTTTTTGCGTTTTTGCGTGTGTGTAAGTTCTTCCAGTTCAAACTTGATTTTCTCTTCGGATGCCTTGAGCGTCTTGAGCTGCTTTGCCACTATGCGGTTGTTCTTGTCCTTATTGAGCAAATCTTCGTATGTTGCGCGGAGTGATTGCAGCATTGTCATTTCTTCGGTGAACCGTTGTTGCTGCTTGTCCAGTTCCTCCATTTCGGCAGCGTCGTCCGCGTCGTCGCTTCCGCTTTCAGACGAAGACGAATAGTAACTCTCGTCATCATCGTCGTCGTACTCGTCGTCTTCGTCATATTCGTCGGACTCATCGTACGTATCCCACGATTCGTTGTCGTCTTCCGAACACCCCGGAATATACTCATCGTCGTCGTCCTCACTGTTATCTTCTACTTTGGACTTGAGCTTGGACTTAGTCTTGGACTGGGACTGAGTCTTGGACTGAGTATTGGACTGGGACTGAGTCTTGGACTGAGTATTGGACTGGGACTGAGTCTTGGTCTGGATCTTGGACTGGGTCTGGGTCTGGGTCTGGGTCTGGGTCTGGGATTTGGCGGATGCGTCCGTGGGGGAGACATTATTTTCAAAATCCAGTCGTTTTGAAACATCGGATGATGGTTCCACGTGAATGATGATGTTGTAATTTTGTTTTTGTTTTGATTTATTGGCCGGTGATGTCTTTTGTTTTTTGGCCCGGGAGGGTGCGTTTGGAGCGTTTGGGGTCTTCGGAGGAGACGATGGAGGAGTTTTGAATGCACTGTCCAGGATTGCTTTGGCAATCGGATCTTCGGTGAGGTCGGCACTGGGATTGGTGCTATTGGTATTGGGGCCATTGGTGCTATTGGTGCTATTGGTGCTGGTGCTGGGGGCATTGGTGACATTAATGTCAGGCGTGGTGTCACTTTTTCTTGCTCTTGTTTTCCTTTTGGGTCCTTCTTCGGTTGCGGGTGAGTCGGGAACAAGTTCACTCAGTTTTTCAAGTGCGGCCACTTTTTGGGTGATGTGTTTTGAAGGATACAACTCCGCTAAGAGTTGGTTCACTTCCAGACGTTCGGACAAATTTGAAATGCGCTTGGAATTGGATTTGGATTTGGGTTTGGGTTTGGAAGCATCGGCCGCCGTGATGGCCACCACAGGTGTACTTTCCGGCGATTGACTTGTCTCTTCATTGTCAGTGGTGGTCGCATCACTTTCAGGGGATGGCGGCTGCGGGCCAGGTCCGTTCAAATTGCTTTTGTAGGTGCGTTTGGCATCTTCTTGTTTCTTCGTCTTCTTGGAAATTGTCGTCAGAGTAATTGGCATTCGTGTGATTATTTGTTGTTACGTCATGCATTGTGTTTATATTTCATTTTTGATTTCAATTTTTTTTTAAATCCATCCATCAAATCAATCCATTCCTCTATTCACGCGAATATTTGTGTTTCATTTTGTGCAAAAATTGATTTGCAAAACAATCTAAATATTATTTAGTAAGTATAAAGAGGATTTATTCATATCACAACATGGCAACTACGAAACCCGCAGCATCAAAAATCGTTGGAATTCAGTTTAGCATTCTGTCTCCAGAAGAGATCCGGAAGGGTGCAGTTACTGAAATCACCAGTCGCGACACGTACATTGGAAACAAGCCTGTGCTGGGTGGGTTGTTTTGTCCCTACATGGGCGTGTCCGAACCCGGCATGTTGTGCCCCACCGACGGGTTGGATTACATGCAAACCCCGGGCTACTTTGGCCGAATTGAGCTTGCCATGCCGGTATTCTACTACCAGCACTTGAACACCATCCACAAAATTTTGCGCTGCGTGTGCCTGAAATGCAGCCATTTGCTGATCAGCAAAAACGTGCACAAACAAGCTCTGAAACTGTCCCCCGATGAGCGCTGGTCCTACGTGTTTGGCGTGGCAAGCAAGGTCAAGCGCTGCGGCGACGAGAACGAGGACGGGTGCGGATGCCTGATGCCCAAAAAAATCAAGAAAGAGAATTTGGCAACTTTGATTGCAGAATGGGAGAGCGACGGAATCAAGGGCATGAGCGAGGAAGATGCCAAAAAAATGAACATGCAGCTGACCCCAGACATTGTTCTCAAAATATTTCGCAGGATCAGCGACGAAGACGTTTCGTTCATGGGGTTCAGCCCCACGTTTTCGCGCCCGGACTGGATGATTTGCCAGGTGCTGGCGGTGCCTCCGCCAGCGGTGCGTCCTTCCATCAAAATGGACGGGCACCAGCGCAGCGAAGACGATTTGACGCACATCATTGTCAACATTGTCAAAGCAAACAAGACGCTCCAAGAGAAGATACGGGATGGCGCACAGGCCAGTGTGTGGCACATGGTGCTACAGTACTACTGCGCCACACTGGTGGACAACAACATTCCGGGCGCTGCACCCGTGGCCCAGCGTTCCGGGCGCAAACTGAAATCCATCAAAGAGCGGTTGAACGGCAAGGGTGGCCGCGTGCGCGGGAACCTCATGGGCAAGCGCGTGGACTTTTCGGCGCGTTCGGTCATCACACCGGATCCCAATCTTTCCATAAGAGAGCTCGGCGTTCCGCTCAAAATCGCGAAAAACATCACAAAGCCGGTCGTGGTGAACGACATGAACCGCAGGTTTTTAACCAAACTCGTGCGCAATGGGCCGGAAGAGTACCCGGGCGCGAAGATCCTGGAACGCAAGGGCGGCGAGAACATTTCGCTCCGGTACGCCGACCGCGAGAACATCGTGCTTTACAATGGCGACATTGTGCACCGCCACATGATGGACGGCGACGGCGTGTTGTTCAACCGTCAGCCCACCCTGCACCGCATGAGCATGATGTGCCACATCGCGCGCATCATGCGACAGGGCGACACGTTCCGCATGAATGTCGGCGACACCAAACCCTACAACGCCGATTTTGACGGCGATGAAATGAACATGCACATGCCACAAGACGAGGAAGCTGAAGCGGAGCTGAAGAACCTGGCAGCCGTACCGTACCAAATCATCAGTCCCGCGAAAAACCAGTCCATCATCGGCATTTTCCAGGACTCGCTGCTCGGTTCTTATCGCTTGACCCGTCCGGGCGTGTCATTTACAACGCGCGATGCCATGAACCTGCTCATGGCGTACGGCGGCGTCAACGAGGGTTTATTCGCTTCTCGTGCAGAGCGCATCACCAGTTTCCAAATCCTGTCGCAGATCATGCCCGCATTCACCATGAAGTACAAGACCAAGGGCTTCGGCGAAAACGACGACTTTGCGACGTCGCCCGGCGTGCTGGAAATCGTGGACGGCAAGTACTTGCGCGGCCAGCTGGACAAGGACGTGCTCGGCGGAGGCAGCAACGGCCTGATCACGCGCACCTGCAACGACTTCGGCAACATGGCTGCCGCGTCGTTCATTGACGACCTGCAAAACATCGTCACGGAGTACATGAAGGGCAGCGCTTACAGCGTGGGCATCAGCGACCTCATTGCGAATCGCAGCACAAACGAGCAAATCGCGCAGTCCATCACGGCGAAAAAGAAGGAGGTGAAGAACTTGATTGACCAGACGTATCTCGGCATCTTTGAGAACGCGACGGGCAACACCAACGAGGACGAGTTTGAGTTTCAGGTCACCAACATTTTGAACAAGGCCACGAACGACTCGGGAAAGATCGGACTGAAGAGCTTGGACAAGGACAACCGTTTCGTGACCATGGTCAAGGCCGGTTCCAAGGGCAGCGACTTGAACATTTCGCAGATGATTGCGTGCCTAGGACAGCAGCTCATTGACGGCAAGCGCATCCCCTACGGGTTTGAGAACCGCACGCTGCCGCACTTCACGAAATACGACGACTCGCCGGGGGCGCGCGGCTTCGTGGAGAACTCCTTCATTTCGGGGCTCACGCCGGAGGAGCTCTTCTTCCACGCCATGGGTGGTCGCGTGGGTCTCATTGACACCGCCGTGAAATCCGTGACATGGGAAACCCCCGTGGTTGTGGTTGAAAACGATGAGCCCAAGTACGTCAAAATCGGCGAATGGATTGACTCGCACATTTCGTCATCATCCGCAGTGCAGCGCATGACGGAACAAAACATGGAATATCTGGAGCTTGATCATCCCGTCAAGATTGTGACAATGGACTACGACGGCCATGTGTCCTGGGAAACGGTGAGTGCAGTCACGAGACACGACCCCGGAGAAAAATTGTACAAAATCACGACTCATGCTGGGCGATATGTCACCGTTACTGCGAACAAATCACTGCTGGTTTGGAATGCGGAACTGGGTGAGTTTCGCGAGAAATACACGGATGAAATCATGGTTGGTGATTTCGTGCCAGTTGCGAAGCATGTGCGGGATTTGAGGAGTGGTGGTGGAATTGACGAAATTCAAATGACCAAATATTTCCCAAAAAGTGAATTCATTTACGGCAGCGAAGTGAAAACGGCAATTAAAATGATGAATGAAAGCATGCAAGATAGGAAAAAAATCCCGTCAAATTGGTGGGATGAAAACAACAACACTGCATTCACCTTGCCATTTGACAGCAAGGCTAGGTTGCAACGTGCAATTGTTCGTTCAAAAATTGATGAATTGTCCGCGAATGGCGTATATCCTCCAAGCGGTTCGCGCCAATGGGGAATTGTTCCAGAAACATTTGAACTGAATTTTGAAAATGGAACATTCATTGGACTGTTCATTGCAGAAGGAAACATCAATGGTGCAAACATATACATAACCAACAATGACTCAAAAATTCGTGAATTCGTGAAAACATGGTTTGCAAAATACAACATCATCTGCAAGGAGGACATCAGAATGAACAATGCAAATGGAACAACTTCCACTGTTGTTGGAACCTCGTGCATATTGGCAAAATTCATAACACTGCTGGTTGGACATGGCGCCGATTCCAAGCACGTTCCAAATGAAGCATACGTTTCAAACATTGAGTTTGTCAAAGGAATTATCAGTGGATACATTTCAGGCGACGGACATGTTTCAAGGAACTCAATTGAAAGTTCATCATGCAGTCAGCGATTGACCGAAGACATTGCGTTCTTGTGTTCTCGCATTGGAGTTCACGCTCGCGTCTTCAAAAGTCAGCTCAAGCGCAACAACTTTGGAACAAAGAACATCAAGCCCTCTTACAGGCTGTCCATCCGTTCAACCAACGGCCAGTTGTTTGCAGAGCAGATTGACTTGTTGCATGACCAGAAAAATGCTCGTCTCAAATCCATTCGTTGGACTTCTGCATTGAACAAGGTTCATGAGCATAACGACGTGGTTCTGGATGCAATTGTCAGCATTGAATTCGTTGATCCGGCACTGCACCCCAAGATGTATGATTTGACCATTCCCACCACGCTCAACTTTGGTCTGGCGAATGGACTCCAAGTGCGCGACACGTCTTCCACTGGATATATCCAGCGCCGACTCATCAAAGGCATGGAGGATTTGAAGATTGAGTATGACATGACGGTGCGCAACAACAAGGGTCGCGTCGTTCAGTTCAGCTACGGCGAGGACGGCATTGACCCCGTGAAAGTGGAGAGCCAGATTGTGCCGCTCGTGAACATGGGGCTGGACGAGATTTACGCGCACTACCACATGCCGAGCAGCGACCCGAAGGACGTGGTGTTCACCGCGGCATTCACCAAGGGCGTCATTTCGCGCATGAAGAAGCAGAAGGCCGAGAACGACGCCAAGTGCAAGCACTGGATTGACTTCATGATTGAGCAGCGCGAAAAAGTGATTCAGCGCGTGTTTCGCAACAAGAACAACGACCGCGTGTTCCTGCCAGTGGCGTTCGCCCACACGATTAACAACGTCAAGGGCCTGGAACAAATCAACAACAACTCCATCGTGGACATCACGCCGCTTGAAGCGTTTGCCATGATTGAGGCGGCTTACAAGCGTCTGGAAAGCATGCACTACTGCGCTCCCACCCAGCTGTTCAAGGTCATGTACTTCTACTACCT